GCTGATACATGCGAGCCTCGGCCGCGCTCGCCCCAGTGGAAGCTGAGACAGGCACAGGGTGCGGCGTCGGCGTTCGCGGGTTGGCAACAGTGTGGGACCAGGACAACAACGCCGCCTGACAAGAACTCGGAGTGAACTTGTTCAACTGAGAGTTGACGGCGTTATAGGGCGTTCCGTAGGTCTTCTTGCTGCCAATTGCATCCTTCGGCTTGGAAATCACGGAAGGCTTCTGCGATTTGGGCCCCTGCACGAGCACACGCGCAGGTACTTGGGCAGGCTGGTTCTTCACCTTGCCTTTTCCCTTTCCCTGACGTCTCTGCTCGGCAGCAACGGCCTCCGCAGCAGCTTCCAATTCCCTTCGTTCTTTTGCTGTTTGTTTTTTCGACATGTTCCATAAAACAATATTCTTTGCCCGGTTTGTCAAGTTGGTGCAACCGTCAAAGACGTTGTGCACTCGGCCTCAACAAACTTTCAAATCCGGCAGACTAAACTGCCTAGCTAACCTACGCACCCGTGCTTAATGGGTGACAGCGCAATTTGTATTCCCCCGCGCTGGGCTACGTTTCAAACGTGGTTATCAATTGTCGACACTAATCATATGAGCAATCGAAGGATGTTTCCACACATGTGGGAACGACCATATGCCAACAATCTCATTTTCAATCTCATCAATTGTAGAGAGACTGATTCCATACCGGTCAGAAATGAACCCATAAACGTCCGGCGAAAGCCCGTGGGCAGCCGAGGCGTTCATTTTGTTGTGTTCAAAAATCAAGATATCATTCTCAGAGCCTAGATTCATCATCTGCCACACCAAAGTGCGCAAGATGGGCACATGAGCAGTGAAATTCACCAAGCCATGCGCCACTGAATACATATACTCGTCATAATCCGGCTGTGGCTTAGATGAGGTCCCGAGGCGCGCCAAAAGGCGGCCGATCTTCGGTCCCATCACAATACCATCAACACTTGGATAAGCGAGCGCGCTCAAGAAATCAACCTGAAACAGACACGTTCCTGGAACCAACTCGATATTCAAACCGAGTTGCAACAAAAACGTTTGGTACTTCTCCACGTTAATAGGCTCCTTTGTAAAAAACAACTGGTCGTCACCACCAGCAATAATAGCAAAATCGTCCCCCGGGCCTTGGAAACCTTGTGCCATCAATGCCGCCATCGTACTGGAAATGGTGAAAACCGTGTTGCCTTCAGTGGTGTCAGAGTCGCCGGATGCGCGCGTCCCAACGGTCGAATACTTCAACCCAAAACGTGAGAAACCAGTTTTATCAATCTTGCCAGCCACAGCATCTACTACTCTTCGAGGGGCTTTTATGACAGACGAATAAAACTTATTCACCCGCTCGAAAGCGGGCCGTTTGAGATGAGCATCAAACCGCACAGCATCACCAGCGTAGTAATTGGGAAAACGTTCGCTCCAATGCTGAACGAATTCACCAACTTTCTCCGCAGTAAGGCCCGGGGCGTAGCACACCGGTGACTCAACACCTAGAACTCTATTGTGAA